TTGTTTTTTTTTTTTAATGATACGGCGACCACCGAGATCTACACTCCTTTCCCTACACGACGCTCTTCCGATCTTGGTAGGGGTTTCTCTAGTAGAATGAGTGAAATAACAGTTAATAGAGACAGGCATCTTGACAATGTAGTTAGTCAGGCTGAAGACATTCAAGCTGGTGTTAGAAGAAGTGCAGACAGAACTATAATTCAACCTGCATGGTTCTCAGCTGGTATGGCTGGTTTGAGAACTACTAGTCAGGTTATGAACATAGAGCAAGGAATAGCTAAAGCAGGGGCAGGAGGATAATATGGCTGATGAACTATTTAGTACAGGGCCAAGGCCCGGAGCTAGAGTTGAAAGGAGATTAAATTTAAGGTCTCAAGCACCTAGTAAAACTAGAGTAGGGCCTAGCCAAGGTCAGTTAATTATGGAATCTCTAGTAACTTTTGCAGGTGTTGCCGGTAAACAATATGAAAAGAAGCTTAAGAAGGAAGTAGAAGCTGATAAAGCAGTTCAGATGTCAAGAGCTGTACAGGGGTTTCTACCAACAGATAATGCAACAAAAGCTGGAAAGCTGTCTCACGTTGCTGTTAATGTACAAAAAGAGTCCCTAGGCGCACAGGCAAGGCTACAGCAGCTTGGAAAGACTAGAGTAACTGATGAGGAATGGAATGACGCAATAAGAGATGAGTATACAAATATAGATACTTTCCTGTCAGATACTTACCCTGATTATAAGGATAATGTAGAGATGCAGAAGCTTTCATCTCTTGCTATTAGGGAGTCAATACCAAAAGCTACAGCTGTTATGGAGACTCACAGGGTAGCGTTTGAAATTGAAGACAGGATGACATCTGCAACAGACACTATAATTAACAATGCAGCTGCTAACCCTACTAAGAGCGTTCTGAAAGAAACAACAACTATGTTAGATGCACTTCAGCTCACTGAGTCGCAGAAAGACCAGACCATTGTAAATGCTGCTATTAATACAAGAGATCCTGATATACTTAGGCTGTCTAAAGAGTATAAGGGTAGTAGGGAGACATCACTATATGACAGAACAGGTGCATTGCAGACGTTAGATAAGTCACTTAAGAATGAGGCTATTTCAGATCACGCCATTCAAATAAACATAGAGAGAAACACATTAGATGAGGGATATCTTACAGGAGCTATGAGTAAGGATGAGTGGAGACAAGGTCACATAAACAGAAACAGAGACCTAGAGAACAGATTCTCTACGCCAGCTCAGATGGACTCTATACAGGCTAAGAAAGACAAACTAACAGCGCAGAATTATAAGTCTTCTGATTTAATAGAAAGGATGCAGAATTGGGCTATTACAGACTTCTCTCAAGACAAGAGAGAGGATGTGCAAGCTGCTCTTGATTATTTATTAGACATAAATCAAAAGAGTATCTTTGAGCAGTCACGTGATGTTAAACCAGAAGACAGATCCCAGTTTATAAAAGACAAGACAACCTCTAAGATAGCGTATATAGGTGACATTGCTACAAAGGGTGGTGGTACAGTAGATGCATGGACAGCAGATTTGTCTAACTTAGCAAATATAAATATACCAGCTACTATCCTAGAGGCAGATATCGGCACTTTTAAAGTAGAGTTACTTTCATCAACAGCACAACGTGGTATTGAATTAATAGAATCAATGTCACCAACAGCAAGAGATGAGCACTTTGATAAACTTGGAAGTAAGGAAGCTAAGACTCTCAGGAACTTTATGAACATGAGAGAGCTTGGTATGCCTCTACCTCAAGCCCTAGACAGGGCACAGATGTTGACAAGAAATCCATCTCCTGTCAATATACCTGCCATAAATAAGGGTGTAAAAGCAGTAATAAGTAAGCAAGAGTTCTCTTGGTTTAGACCAGACTTTCCTGAGAGTCAAGAAGCTTATTTGCAAAATGAAATAAGACAAAAAGTTATGTTAGATCCAGTTCCAGAAAGTAAGAGTAATGTTAAACTTGTCAGCGATTGGATGAAGAAAAAGTGGACTACGGCTGGAAACTTGAGATTAAAAGGATCTCCATCTTACTTATCCTCTGCAACTGGATTACACGCAGAGAGGTTAGAAAATGCAATGGAAGGTTATAAGGAATTTCACAGAGAGAGAATACTACCACAAATTGAAGGTCTTGGGCTTAAGTTTAAGGATGTATTTCCTGTCACTGATCCTAATAGGAACACTATGGAGCTGCAAACAAGCACTGGTCTTAAAATACCCGGAACAAGACAATCGCTTGGAGATCTCAGAAAGATCGCTTCAGATTGGAAAGTTAAGAAAGAGAAAAAGGTATGGGAAAGCCTTGGCACTGGTGCAGACTTGTGGTACAAAGAAGTCAAATAAGGGGGTTCTTTTGGCTAATGAAAATATAAACGCTGTTGGTGGTTTCTTAAAGCCGGGAGCTAACGTAAAGCCCATTAGGGGTGATATAGTAGAAAGTGTTAAGGGTGAGGCATTTGAAGAGATACAGAAACGAGAGGTTAAACAACCTGACTGGATACCACCAACTATACCTAAACATGAAGAAATTGATACAGCTGAGGTGTTTGATCTTAAAATACCAGATGCTTTTAACATAAGAGCAGATAAGACCGTCTGGAGTGAACAGATGGTAGAGAAGAGCTATAGAGAGGTCTTAGGTAATAAAACTAATGTAGACCAGACAGAGACTAATGCAAGAAGTGTACACTTAAATGAAGTTAAGGGACTAGAGAATGATAAAAGAGTAGGTCTTGAAACTTTAGGTGGTGTGTCTAAGTTCATGCCAATTGAGTCCATCGAGGGAACTGGTCCTGATAAAGAAAACATGTCAAAGTTTGAAATAGGTTATGGTGTTAAGATACCAAAGTCTTGGCTTACAGATGATGAATCTAAGTGGCCTGTTGTTCAAGGTGTCAGTGTTAATATTAAGAATGGCATAACTGATGAACAAGCTACAGCAATGACTAAAGACCTACTTGATAAGTCCTATAAATCAGCTAGTAAGTCTGTATCAGGTTGGGAAAAGTTATCTGAAAGAGAGAAGAGCTTTTGGGCAGATCTCACTTATAATGGTGGTTCTGGTGCTATAGCTAAAAACACTAAAGCTGTAGAAGCCTCTAAGAAAGGTCTTACAGTTGAAGCAATGATAAACGTATTTAACTTCATAAAGGCTGGTAACAAGCAAAGAAGAGGTCTTCTTAACAGAAGGTTGAGTATGTATAATCAAGCAGCTCTTAGTATAACAGGAGCACCTGTTGCATCTTCTTATGAAATTAAAGATGGATCAGTTAATATACAATTCTCTAATGGCTTTATGACTAATAAGGTAAGTAAGAGGCTTGCAGATAAGATAAACGGAAATAAGAAAACTTATACCATAAAAGCTAAATTAAAGGATGGCTCTTACAAAGTAGATAAAAATTATAATTTTGAGAGGTAAGATGTGACAATAAATAGCTACTATGATTCTATTAAGCAAGGTGGAGAGGTAAGGTCATCTGATGTAGACTTCGCTCTTAAAGAGGGATTTGGTGACAAGGATACAAATGTATTAGGAAATGCTGCAAAAGAGGCACTTTCACCTTTTGCTATAAGTCGTATATATGACAGAAGAAGATCTCAGTTTGATGAAGCTGTTGATAAAAAGTGGGATATAGATGATAAAGTAAAGACAGAGCTTGAACAGGAGTATAGTGCTAAAGATGCGAAATACTTGTCACAATCAAGGTCAGAACCTGAGTTCTTAGCTCGTAAGAGATATGTAGCAGAGGACATAGAGAGACAAAGGGCAATTGCAGAAGGTGGGGGTGGTGGCTTAGTAGCAACTGTTGGATTCTCACTATTAGACCCTATCTCAATAGCAGCAGGTCTGTTGTCAGGAGGTGTTGGCTATGGTGCAAAGCTTACAGGACTTGCAAGAGTTTCAAAAATAGCTTTAATGTCTGGTATTGAGAATGCAGCTATTGAGCTTATATTAGCTGAAGGAAATACTCAATCATCTCCATATGATGTATTAATGGCTATGGGTGCAGGAGCTACAATAGGTGCTGCACTCAGCCCTTTAACTAGAGCGAAGAATCCAAAGGTCTCAGGTCAAGCAGATGAAGCTGACAGGGTTATTTCAGAAGAAATTGAGAACTTTGTAGCATTTGATATATCACAGAGAGCTGGAAATTTAGAACCAACACCTATTAGTGATATAGACACAAGAGCCATAAATAGTTCTATATTAGATAGGACAGAAAGTCTCACACGTGAGACAGAGTCTTTCATGACATCAGGTCAGCTAAGTCAGCTTGATAAAAGAATATCTAAGGCAACTACAGAACTAGACAATACAGATAAGATTCTAAAAGAAGCTCAATTAGCAGAGACTGGAAAGAGAGACGTAGCTTTTAAGAAAGAAGCTGAATTTGCTGAAGATGTTGAGCCTAAGATTAAAGATATAGAAAGTAAATTCTCTAAAAGAATATCTGAAGCTGAAGCTGATATAAAGAGAATAGAAAGAAAGCCAGACACAACTAAGAGAGCTGGTAAGCTATACAAAGCGGAGCAGGAGTTGATTTCTCTTAAGAAACTAAGAGATGCTGATATAAAGAAAGTTAGAGCAGCTGGTAAAAAGAAAGTAACAACAGCTAAGGGTAAGTTCAGGAAGTCTTTTGCAGATAGAGTTAAAGATGTAAAAGCTAAAAGAGAATCTATCTCACGTAATATAACAGACATGAATGATATTAAAGACAAGGCATTAAAGGCTAAGAGGGCAAGCACTGAGCTTAATAAATGGAATAAACTTAGTGATGAAGAAAAAGCCTCTCAGCTGTTTGGAGAAAGCCCTCCTTTAAGACAGGTAGAGCTTGACAGACAGATTGAAGAAGCTAGGAGGATGTCAGCAGAACCTGAAGAGACTACAGTAAAAGAAGGTGAAGTGAAAGGTTCAGCTGGTGCTCAGTTTACAGGGTTTAAGCCATTTGATATTAAGTCTGAGCAAGCTGTAGAGAGATTTGCAGTAGATGGAGCTAATATGCCAGATGATCTAAGAGGTAGAAGATTCTTACCTAATTTCACTAAGCACGTTCAGAGCATTCAGACAAGACTGTCTAACTCTGAAAATATGGCAATACGTGGGATGTCATATCATTTATTTGAAGCACCTCAAGGTGGCACAGCAGCTGACATAACCGTATCTACTAGGGTTCACAATAATAATACCATCATAAGGTCTGCAATGAGAAATAGACTTAATGAGGGGCTAGAAGAGTGGGGTACAAGTCAAGGAATACCTCTTGTCAAAACACTAATGGATAGAAAGAACTTCACAAATTATCATAAAAAGGTAATGATAGAAGTTAAGTATCCCGGTACATTCTCTAATGAAGGTATTGTTAAAGGAGCAGCTGGCGTAAGGGATCAACTTAAAGAAGCTGGTAGAATTAGAAAAGAGGCAGGAGAAGCGGGATTTGAGAACCTTGATCTTGATAAGAACTACGTACCTATTATAGTTGATAATAACTTAGTGAAAACTGCTTCAAGACAACATGGTGATGCTAAAGTTACTGCTGTTATATCTAAAGGATATCAAGATGGACATTTTAAGCTTAAACCAGAACTTGCAGATAGGATAGCTGAAGGGTATGTTAAAAGAGCTTTAGATAATTCTCTTACAATGAAAGATGTAATAAGAACCACCAGTAACAAAGACGTAAACTCTCTCATAAAGGGGTTAGAAGAAGCTGGTGTTGATAAGGCTATTATTGATGATTTTTTAGAAACCACTATGCAGAAAGAAGTTAAGTCTCACTTATCTAATAGGGCTAAGAAATCACTATATCCAGATATTAGGGTTGAAGTGGCTGGTCTTAAAATGCAAGATTTAATAGAGAATGATCTTCCAAGATTACTTGAAAGTTACACAAGAGACTCTTCTGCTGGTGCTGCTTTTGCTAAACTAGGATTTACTACTAGGGCGCAAACACTAGACTTCTTAAGTGATCTTGAGAGGCAGTCAAATAACTTAGGCCTTAATCAAGTTAACATAGCTGAAGAGATACAAGTACTAAGAGATGGTGTTGACCTGTTATACGGTAGGTCTATCAATAAAGAGGCTCACAGTCCATTCGTAAGAAACTTAGGTAGACTTAGAGATCTTACATCATTCTTAAGATTGCAGTCAGTTGGTGTTGCATCGATACCAGAAGCTGCAAGAGTAACAGCTCAGAGGGGGTTAAGTACCGTTCTTGAGAATGTACCTGATCTTGGTATTGGAATACGAGGAACAAAACACCTAAGAGAGGGTGGTAAATACAGCGGTTTGTTTAAAAGACCTGACTTAAGAGAAAATGAAGTAATACTAGGTTACACCGGAGAAGATCATGTGTTGTACCCAAATGGACTCAGAGTAGATAACTTAGAAGAATCAGGTTTTCATAAAGGACTTGGAGCGTTGCTAGACAATGCACTCGCACAAGGAAAGAGAATACAAGAAATAACATCAGCGTTTAGAGCTGTTCAAGGTGGTGGTGAGAAGATAGCAGCAAGATCACTTGGGAGTCAAATAAAGAAGTGGGTAAATGACACTGGTGATTCTTTAAGTGAAGCTAATATAAAGGACGCAGGTTGGTTTGAAGATGATTTTCTTGATGATCTTAAAGTTTGGATGAAAGATAACCCATCAACTGATACATTTAATGGTGAAGATGTTATGCTGTTTAACTTCTCTAAGATGCCAGCAGACATGCAAGAGAGATTACAGATAGGTATGCACAGGCTTGTAAGAAGGGATATGCAGAGACCTTACATTGGTGAAGTTCCAACCATCATGCATAAGTGGCTAGGCCAGACAGTTACACAATTCAGAAGCTTCTCATTATTATCACTTGAAAAGCAGTTAGTTCATGACATAAGACACGACAGGATTGCTGGATCTATGATAGCATTACAGTCAGCGTTTTTAGGATACACTGCTTTATCTATTAATGCAATGATAAGAGGCATTGGAAGAGAAGACTCAGATGAGTATATAAAGAATCAGTTAACAGGAACTAATGCAATATTGGGTACATTTAACAGAATGGGACAGACAGCATCACTAGGAATTGGATTAGACTTCTTAGCTACACTTGGAGCACTTCCAGATGAGATGATGGCATCTCCCGGACAGACTGGCTATAGAGGACTTACATCTTCTTCAATTCCGCTGGTTGGTATGACTTCTGATGTTAAAGATATTGCAGTAGACATGGTAGATATATTAAAAGGTGATGGAGATGCTGGTAAGACTCTAAGAGACATTCAGCAAGTAGTTCCATTTGGGAAAACAATAGGAATACAGCAAGCATTTAATGCACTAGCGAGGTAATATGGCATTATCATATACTCCCCACACAGGTGATGGAGCTACTAAGACCTTCTCATTTACATTTGAAGGTATAGATAACGGGTACATAAGAGAGTCAGACATACATGTCTATATAGATAGCGTAGAGACTCTAGCATTTACTCTAACAGGACCAACACAAATAACATTTACAGATGCACCTGAAGATCAAGCTTCTATACAGATAAGAAGAGAGATGCCAGACGATGAGCCTTATACAGATTTTGTAAGAGGTAATAACTTTGGTCAAGATAATATGAACAACAGTTTCTTGCAAGGATTATATTTAATGCAAGAGACACTTGATGGGTTTAAGCCTACGGGTTATTACGAAAAACAAAATATATCAATGGCTGGATTTAGCCTTACTGATATGGTTGATCCTTCTGACCCGCAAGATGCAGCTACTAAACAATTTGTACTAGACAATATATCAGGAGTCACAGTAACTACTGAAGGTATTGTATCAGTGATTAGTGTAGCTATGTTGAGGATTCTAGTAAACTCAGCAGAGATAAAGGTAGTAAAAGTCCTTGGCTATTATTCAGCCGGAGATGGTGGTGGTGGCCCTGACAGAACTTATGCAGAGGGAGAGGCTCCGGGAACGTATGTAGACAATGGAGGCTCTATTATAGTACCTTCAGGTGGCGATGGTAGTGAAGCATGGCTTATGCCTGATATTGACTTCTATAGTGTTATGTGGTTTGGCGCTAGGGCTGACTTTAATATAAATGATGACACAGAAGTATTCCAGAATACACATGATGCCCTCCCTATAACTGGTGGTACTGTGTATGCACCTGCAAATAGATACTTCATGAATAAGATAACACAGGCAGAACAATTCAGAATATGGAAATCTAATGTAACTTTTAAAGGTGATGGTTGGGCTACTCAGTTACATCATGAAGAAACAGCGACAGTGGTTGGTAATCAAGGTGTTGTTATGATATTACCACAAGATTCAGTTGATGTTAAAAACACTATCTTAAGAGACTTCAGGATAACAGGCCCTACTCCAGCAACAGGAGCAGCCATAACAGGATCTACTCACGTATTAGGAGTGTTTGTAGTTTCAGGTACTGGTGGTGGAGACATTACAGATACATTAGTAGATAGTGTTATTTGTGAAAAAATACAAGCTGCTTGCTTTCCTGTAAGCACTGACGGATTTCTGTCAAAAGTTGATAACATCAGATATACTAATTGTTGGGCTATAAATTCAAGACAAGATGGTTTTAACTCATTTTCAGGTAATGTATTTAATTATGTACTAGATGGGTGCTTTGCTTTAGATCTTGATGG